CCATCGTGCGATCTTGCAGTGCCTTAATCCTATCGGCTTTGGATGTAGCCCAGCTTTGGCCAGCATCGCCGCCCCATGCCGCCCATGCCACACGGCCGGGCGACGGATAGCCGTCTTCACCTTGGCTGAAGCCCTGCCCTTGCTTGTCCACTTCATGCCGCGCAAACCAAGCGGCCATTGTGATCACGGTGTCGGGCGACAGCTCATCGCCACTCAGGATCTGCGATGCCCTAGTGGCTGCCACATCAGTGCCGCCTTGCTCGCCATCGGCCTTCCATGCGCGGTAGCGCTCAGCCTCTTCGCGCATTCCAGCGGTTGGCATCAGGTTGACCTCGGTGCCGTTTACGTTGGCCATTAGATGCCCTGCTCCGGCGCTGCGTTCGCTTCTGGTGCGTATGGGTCTTGCGGAATGATTGAGCCCGGTGGCCGCGCTTGCGTAAGGCCAGCACCGCTCACCTTGCCAGGATCAATGTCAAGTACAAGGCCGTGCTTCTCCGCCAGCAAGCGCTCGGATTCAAGCTGCACGAAGATCTCCTCAAGATCCCCGCCCTGTTCTGCGACCACCTCGCCCAGCGTCTTGAAGCCGCATCGCACAGCTTCTTTGTATGCAGCCACTTCCTTGGCAGGATCAACCCATGCCCAGCCGCGTGGCATCCAGCGCGCAGCCTTGAAGCGCTCGGGCGCCAGCTCGTAGCCGGGTAGCGATAACGCATTGCTCAGCACTGCCAGCTCAATCCACTCGTGAAACACGCGGCGATGGAAGTTCTCGATCATCCACGATTGCAGAATCCGCCAGTGGTCGCGGTCTTCAATCAGGCTCAGCCTGCTGCTTGAATAGTTGGTCTGACTGAAGTCACGTGAGATCGTCTCGTAGCTGCATCCGATACCTGCAGCCATGGCGCGCAGCATCGCGCGCAGGAACGGCTCGAACTGACCATCGGGACTATCCAGGCTCGGCACCGTGACCGACTCGCCGGGATTCAGATACTTGAAGACCCCGGGCTCGAAGTTGCTGACGCGCTCACCATCCATCACGTCATCGCCAATCAGCTCGCCCTCAGGGCTGGTGATGAAACCCATCAGCGCGCTGCTGGCTCGAGCGCGCACCACCTCGGCCTGCTCGTAACCCGCCAGGTGGTGCAGTCGCTGGATTGCGCTGGCAAACCATGTGACCCCCCTCGTCTGGCCGGGACGCTCGGCGCGGTAGAGGTGAATGATCTCCTCGGCCGGGATGCGCTTGTGGCGCTGCGTGCTGATCTGCTGATTGCTGAACTGGTAGTCGCCCGGGTGATACGCCAAGAAGTGGTACGCGATCGGCCTGCCCCAGCCGTCAACCTCCACGCCCATGCGGATCTCGTTGCCCTGCTGGCTGCGGCCATTCAGGCCATCATCCAGCTGATCCGCCTCGATCACCTCCATCGCCAGCGGCACAGTGCTGCCACCAAAGCTCTGCCGCACAAGCCTGATGAACACCTCGCCGCTCTCGGCGCAGGCGCGGATCACTAGCCTTTCAATGTCGGCAAAGCTCAGCTTGCCGCCGGTGTGGCAATGCCGCGCAGTTGTCCACTGCCGCCATGCCGCCTCGATCGCATCGTTGACCTGCGTATCAAGCCTGCCGCCGCGCTGCATCCGCACCTGCGACTGGAACGGGATGCCCTGCCCGATCACGTTGCCTTCAATCGCGCGCAATGCCTGTCGCGCGTAGTCGTTATCCCGGCACAGCTGCCGCGCACGATCGCGCAGCTTCTGCGCACTGCCGTAGATCTCACTGTCGGCGCTGGTGTTGCCTGTCACCCAGTCCGCAGTCAGCCTGCTGAACTGCGCACCTTGGTACATCCGCCGCCGCGGTGCCGATGGTGCCGCTTGTTGCCTGCGCTTCTTGGCCATCAGCTGAACCTCACGAATAGGTTGTGTGGATTGCCAAGACCGTTGGCCGCCAGGTCGGCAGCCTGCTCACGCTTCACGTCTGACTTGAGCTTGGCCTCTAGCTGCAGCAGTTCCGTGAGCGGCAACTTCTTAAGCCGCCTGCTGCCGATCGTGTATTCAGCGACAGCGCCGCCCGATACCATCGCGCGGATTGCAGCCTGCACCGCATCCAGATCTTGCTGCGCCTGGCTGCGGCCATCAAATGCACCAGGCGTGCCGGCATAGTTCAACGCCGCCAGCACCTCAAGCTGGCCAGCGCCGAGTGTCAGCTTCTCGCTGCCGGCAGTTGCAATCGCCTGCCAGTACCACTGCCCTGCATCGAACCCGACGCTAGTGGCCGCGGCAATGGTCAGCTCCCACCCTTGGCCATAAGCGGTGCCGGTGATCGTTGCGCCTTCGCTTGCAGTATTGGTGCGCAGGTAATACGTCAGCGTCCAAGTGCTGCTAGTAACGGCAGCGCCAAACGCATCCACGCTGGCATCATCCCGCCATTTCACCGTGTCACCGGCTCGAATTGTCGCAGGGATGTTCACCGTTACCAGTTGCTGAGGAAGGCCGAACCAGCCTTAGCTGATCTTAGCGATGGCTTAGCGCGTGCTTCTATTGGCTTGTCGAGTTGATTCCATATCGTCTTTCGGTCGTAGCGGGTGTAGAGATGGCACAGCGCGGCATAGGCATAGACAAGGCAATCCAGCGCCTCGTTTCGCGCTGATGGCTTCTTGACCCATTCGCGCACCGGGAACCCTGAACGGTTGTATCGCAGGACCTGCTTCTCGGCGGTCAGCTGCTCGAAGTAGTCCACCGTTGCATCCATGTGGAAGTGCAGGTACCCGGGCCCCGGCTCGCTATGCCTGATCCGACCAAACAGCGTGGTCTTGATCGTGTCGCTACCGACCGGATGCACCACCGCGCCGCGCTTCATGGTCTGCCCCTTGGCGTTGAGATCCACCTTGCTGCCCTTGCCGATCGGTGGCTTGCCGCGCTGGCTGGCGCCCTTGATCGCAATCACGCCCTGCCGGCCGCGCTCGCGTGCGTACTGGTAAACCTCAGCTGTGAAATGGCCGCCGCTGTCGATCGCCACCACATGCGGCCGGATGCCATGCCCCTGCGCGTGCGGCCATTCGCGTAGTACCAGCTGATCCAACTGCTTCCATAGGTCTGCGCGGCTTGGGTCGCCGTGGATCTCTTGATGGTCCAGCAGCCAGCCCTCCTCATCGCGGCCCCATGCCCAGACGCTGATCGCCAGTCGGTTGTCCTGCACGTCAACGCCGACCGTGATGGCCGACGCGCCATCTGGCGCAGTGCCGGGCTTGTAATGCTCGCAGCGCTCCATCAATCCAGTGGCGCTCACCTTGCTGGCGTAGTCCTCTGCGAACGTCTCAGCCAGTCGCGTATTGACGAAGCTCTTGAGCATCGGCGCATCAGCCTTGCTGCGCATGAACTCGTCAACCATGTCGCCCCAGCTCAGCCAGCCAAGCGGGCTGTAAAGGCCCGAGAGCTGAAAGCCAGCAGTCTTGCCGCCATCGCCAGGTGCAGTGGCGCGCCATTCACCACCACGCAGCAGGGCAGGCTTATGCAGCTCTCCGAATCGTTCCTTGCACGCCTCGCATTCATACGCCGCGCTGCTCGGATCATCCTTCTCCCACTTGAGCTGCGACCACTTCAACCATTGCATCGCGCCGCAACTTGGGCATGGCACAAAGTAACGGCGCTGATCACTGCGCTCATACTCCGCCTCGATACGGCTGAAGTCCTTGATGGTCGGCGTACTGGTCAGCAGGATCTTCCGCCGCGCGAACGTCGTCGCTCGTTTCTCGGCCAGGCTGACCGGATCGCCCTCGCCGTCAACGTCCAGAGGGAAGGCGTCCACCTCATCGAGGAAGATGTAGCGGCACGGCGTCGATCGCAGCCCCGTGGCTGAGTTACTGCCGGTGAGCAGGAGCATTCCGCCTGGAAACTCCTTGCTGAACATTGTGTTCCCGCTGTCCCTGCTGCGGCTTGGCGCGATCCGTTCCGCCAGCACCGGCGTATCGGTGATCATGCTCTCAAGGCGCTGCTTACTCAGGCGCTTGGCCATCTCAACCGTGGGCTGCACCGCCAGCAGTGGGCCCGGTGCATGGTGGATGACATAGCCGAGCCAGTTGCTGCCGGCTTCGGTCTTGCCGGTCTGCGCCGCGAACATCATCACCACACGCTGCACGGTGCTCCCTGTGCTTAGGCAGTCCATCGGCTCGCGCAGGTATGGCGTCCTGCTGGTGCGCCATGGGCCAGGTTCGGCGCTCGCCTTGCTGCTCAGCATTCGGTACTGGTCGGCCCACTCGCTGACCGTCAGCTGCGCATCAGGTCGCAGCCCATCGAGGAAACCGCCGCGGTATGCGTTCATTCGCTCAGCTCCGACAGTGCCGCGCGGTGCTCCTGGCTAAGCAGTTCATGGATCACCACCGGATCCGTCTCGCCCGCCAGTTGATGGCTCAGTCGGTCCGCCAAGTTGGCCAGTGCTTCGCGGATGCTGCGCCCCAGCGCAAACGCCTCTTTCTTCACCTCATCGGCGCTGATCAGCTCGCGGCGTTGCTGGCTCACCTGCAGCTTGGCCAGCTCGGCCTGGTAATGCTCACGCCTTGCGCGGCTTTCATTTAGATCCGGGATCTCATCATCCGGCAGCGCCTCCACCCGGCGCTTCAGCTCGCGCGGTGTTGGATCCGCAGGTGGTGACACCTTGCTATTGGCCGTGGCTCTCGTGTTCTTGTTCCACAGCTCCAGCGCCAGGTCGCGGTCCAGCCATCGTTGACCGTCCTTGTCAACGATGGCAGCAGCAATGCGGCTTTTGCTTGCGTGGGTAACCGCACCTTTCGTGCAGCCCTTCAAGATCGCAAACTCAGCAAAGCTGACAAGCACAGGTAGTTTAATCACTAAACCAATGCTAAACCCTCGCTAAACCGCCTGCCGTAGCTGTGCTGAGATCCCTTGCAGCGCAACGGTTTAAGCGGTTTAGCGTCTGGCGCTAGATAAATGGCGAGATTTGAACTAAC